GATCTACTACGACCCGGTCATCAAGGTCGAGTACGAGTCCTACTTCTCCTCGGAGGTGGCGGGCGCTCCAGCGCAGGTGCGCCAGCAGATCAACGGGCTCACGGCGGTCACGCGCCAGCAGATGCTTGAGAGCGCCATCGCGACCATCTACCGACAGAACCCGGACGTAGCGGTCCAACCCGGCTCGGTGGTGCGGGACATCTTCTTGGACCCGTTCACCACGGAGGCAGAGCGCCTTCGGTTGCTGCTCGACTATGTGTACCGCGCGAGCTCGTTCGACACCCTGCTCTTGGTGGACGACCCCACGGGCTCGGGGGTATCCACCCCTCCCGCCTCGTCGGCGTACAAGACCGCCCTCGCAGCGGCCTTCTTCTACTCCAACGTGGACGACGTGCAGAGCGTCATCGACGGGAGCTTCGACAAGATCGCGGCGAACTTCGGGGTCATCCGACGCGCGGGCACTCCCGCCGTGGGAGAAGTGCGGTTCTTCACGTTGTCTCCCCCGACGCGCACGATCACCATCCCTCTCGGGACCGTGGTCCTCGGTGGGGGGGTGCAGTTCCGCACGTCTCGCTCGGCGGTCATGGACGTGGCCCTGCTCGCCAGCTACTACAACCCCTCGACGCGGGAGTACTCGGTCACGGTGCCTGTGCGAGCGTTGACCGTGGGGACGGTGACCAACGTCGGACCGCGCCAACTGACGGGCTCCAACGTGTACGGGATGGCCGTCACCAACGACGCAGCCACCTTCGGGGGAGCCAACGAGGAGACCAACGCCCAGTTGGCGGCGAGGGCACGCACGGCTCTCGCGTCTGTGGACACCGGGACGACGCAGGGTATGTCCCAAGTCGCGGCGGGGGTGCCGGGGACGATTCAGAACGTGGTGGTCCGGGCGGGCGACCCGCTCATGCAGCGGGACTACGACCCCACCCTCAAGCGTCACTTGGGCGGCAAGGTGGACGTGTGGGCGAGGGGCGTCCGCACCGTGACCGTCAACGACACGTTTGCCTTCACCTACGAGCGCCGCAACGACGTGCAGTTCGTGGTGATCGGGAGTCCGCTCAACTACGTCTTCCGGGCGGTGAGCGACGAGGTGACCCCCGACAACCCGCTCGCCCAGATGCTCGACTATCCCACCTACGGACTCGGGCTGAAGAATGTAACCACGGGAGAGGTGTTCGACCTCACGAACGTCACCTACCTCAACTTCAACACCATCCAGCTTGACATCACCATCCCGCAGCCTCCGGTCACCCTCACGGACATCGTGCTGGGTGACTTCCGGTTCCGGCTCGGGAATCGTCACGTCTTCACGCGCCAGCCCGTGGCGGGAATTCTGAACGTGACGGGCGAGGTGATTGGCCCGGTGGACATCTCCCTCTACACGCTCGTGCGCCCGAACAGCCCCTTGGGCCTCGGGTACTCGACCAGAGCGGGGGATTACCTCCAGATCAATCAGTCCGCTGACCCCACGGTGGTGTCCCCCTCGGGCAACCTCATTCCCGTGGTGGACGAGCTCCACGTCGTCACGGGTTTCTACACCGAGTTCTTGTACAACCTCGGCGCGGAGACCCTCTCCATCGTGGTCAAGAACCAATCGGGGACGGTCACCTACAAAGGCCCCTACGACCCCAGCGGGTCGCCCGACTACACCATCATCGAGGGGTCCAGCACCGTCGCGGCTGGCATTCGGCGCACGGAGGGGAGCGCCATTGCGGATGGTGACACGGTGACCATCTCGTACAGCTACTACGAGAACTTCGTAGTGGCGTACCAGACCAACCTCGTGACCTCGGTGCTCCAGCAGGATCTCGATGACATGGCCCACGCCACGTCGGATGTGCTCGCGAAGCAAGCCGTTCAGATCCCGGTGGACATCACCGCCACGGTGATCCTCAAGCGGGGCTTCGACCGCACCAACGTGGACATCGCGATCCGCAACAACCTCCAGTACCTCATCGGGACGCTCAAGCTGGGCGACCCATTGAGACGGAGTGATGTGATCGCGGAGATCGATGGCACGGCGGGCGTCTCTTACGTCGTCGTCCCGCTCACCAAGATGGTCCGTCAGGCGGGCTACCAGATCGTCCGCAATGACCTGTCCACGGCGACCTTCGGGGACTCGTTCCGAGTGGACGCATGGTCCAACGGTCAGTACGCCGTGTGGCTGCTTCTCCAAGAACTCGACGCGCCGACGCTCACGGGGGGTGGACCGCCCAATGAATTCCGTGGGGTCTTCCAAGACGACGCGGGGCTCACACTGCAAGTGACAGCGCCCCAGAACCTCGGGATGCAGCCCAACCAAGCCTACATCATCGGCGCGGACGGGCAGGTGATTCCCGGTTACGGGACGGGCACGGGCTCCGTAAGGAATCGAGTGCTGGTGTCACTCCCCGTGGGAGACGCGCCGTCGAACCACACCTACTGGTGTACCTACATCACCGCGACGGACTTGGGCGACAAGGACATCGACCCCAACTCGATGGAGTATCTCGTCCTCGGTGATGTGACGTTCACTTACGACAACGATAGGTAGAGGTTTTATACCTCCCCACAGCTATGAGGTTCCTCTACGACGGGCACGCCAATGAGGGCGGGATCTACCGGATCACCAACCAGATCAACGGGCGCATCTACATAGGGAGCACCAGCCAGTTCAAGGTGCGATGGGCATCCCACCGCAGTCACTTGCGTCGCGGGTGCCATTCCAATCCGTTCCTCCAGAACGACTTCAACAAGTGCGGACCCGATGCGTTCGTGATTGAGGTTGTGTCTGTCATCCCCAACAAGATGGGTCGAAGGGATGCCGAAGAGAAACTGATCCGAGAGCATTTCGGACCGGGCTGCTACAACCTCAAGTCAGAGGTGGAAGCCCCTTTGATACTCTCGCCCTCCACGCGAGAGAAAATGCGGACTTCGCACCTCGGAGTCCCCCGGCCCGACAACAGCCATCCGCAAAGCGAGGAGACCAAAGAGAAGATCCGCCAAGCCAAGCTCGGCGGAAAGATGCCCCTCGACGTGGTGGAACGAAGGAACGCGGCTATCAGAGCAGCCTACGCCGACCCGGAACGAAATCGAGCCCGGTTTGAGTCTCGGAAGGGGAAGCCCCACACTGATGAGGCCAAGGCGAAGATGAGGGCGGCGGTGGAGGCTCGACGCCAAGCGGGTCTGCTGAAAATGTCTGATGACCAGCGAGAGCACTTGCGAAGGTTGAACACGGGCAAGACTCACGGACCTTGTAGCGAAGCCACTCGCGAGAAATTGCGGAAAGCGTGGGAGAGCCGTCCTCGGGTAGAGGTCCGTGGCCCCATGCGCGAGGAGACCAAGGAGAAAATCCGCCAAGCCAAGCTCGGCAAGTCTCACACGGTTGCCGCACGGGAAAAGATGCGGGCCTCACGGAACGCCTATATCCAACGCAACAAGAAGGAATCGGGCACACCCTCATGACCGTGAAGCTCCCGGCGCAGCCCAACATCTTCGGCCTGTACAGGTTCTTCCCGCCGTTCGTCTACGGGCCGGAACCGCAGAACCCCGCGCCCTTCAACCTTCACGGGCAGATCGACCTCGACCGCGTGCGGGCGCTGGCCGACCAGATCGTGCGGGTGTTCCTCAACTCCCTGCCCAGCAACTACGTCTCGCAGACCAAGGGTCCCTACTACGTCCAGCAGTTCCAAGCGGTGGCAGAGGAGCTCGCCAAGATCCAAGTTCTCTTGGCCGACGCCTACGAGGACAGCGACTACGACTTCACCCGCACGGAGGTCCTCTACCAGTTTCTCGCCACGCTGGTGTTCCCGGACGCACCCAACGCGGGCCTCCCAGAAATCAACGGGGACATCAGCTACCGGGAGTTCCTCAAGCGCATGGTCGCCCTGCTGTTGCAGGGGTCAAAAGGCGTGACGCTGGTACAGGGGATCGAGGCGCTCACCGACGCGAACGTCACGCTCCTCCAGAAGGTGGGCTTCCTCTCGGAGCCCGGTGTCCTCTGGACGATGGCCGACCAGTTCACCTTTGAGGTGAGCGTCGAGAAGTACAACCGCACCCTCTCGACCACGGCTCTCTCGGTCACGGAGCACTACCACACCGTCATCGTCAACGCGCTCGGCGCGGGTCAGACCGTGGACCCCGTGTATGCCTCGGGGAGCGGTCCCGCCCACGCCCACAGCATCGTGGACTTCGTGGTGATCGACGGAGCGGGCACGGGACAGGCGCAGCACACGCACGATCTGCTCTCCACCTTCCCTGACCTCCCGGTGGTCCTCCAGCGCAACGTCGCTCTTGTCCTACAGGCTCTCAGCCCCGCTGCGTCCCTGTACGAGTACAGAAATCTCTTCCGCGAGAATCTTCGGGGGCTCATCACCGACCAAGTAACCGCGATGGACTTGACCTCGTACTACTACGAGGACTTCCGTCACGACTGCTCGGGCATCCGCGCCCTCACGGGCACCAACGGTGTGGTGGGTGCCGACCGCTACCTGTTCCACGACCCCACCCTGTCGTTCCGCTCGGTGAGATTGGGCGCAGAACTGGTGGTGCCCGTCGTCGCACCCGCCCCCGGAACCCCCCGCGAGAACCGCTACCGGGTGACAGCGGTGGTGCCATTCCCCTACGGCGACGACCCGGTGCCGCGCGCGTACACCACGTCTCCCACGGGCCTCACGGGCTTCGTGACGGTGAGCCAAGGGGCGTTCACGGACGCGGCCCAGAACTTTGCCCTGTGCGTCGAGGGCGAGACCCTCACGATCACCACGGGACCGAACGCGGGCACTTACCTCTTGGAGACGCTCCTCGGCCTCAACGGTGGCCCCGTGGGCTTCACAGGTGGGCTCCTGCCCCTCGGCCCAAGCACGTCTGTCCGCCCCGCGCCGTCCTACCTCCGGGTGCTGCCGCGCATCATGACCCCCGGCACGGGGATCTCCTACACGGTCAACGTGGACCACCTCGGCGTGCGGGTGCCCATCCCGGTGGCCAACGAGGACGTGGCGATTCAGTTCTTTGGGGACGGGGTGCTGACCTTCAACTCCCTGTCCACGTCCCTCGGTCCCTTGGTGAAGCCTTGGGGCGACGGCACTCCCGCAGAGGTGTCGGATGTCACCGTCCTCTACGACGGGGTGCCCGTCACGGTAGGCTCTCTCAACCCCTACACGGGGGTCATCACTCTCGCCGCGCCGATCACGAGCTTCGCGCCGGGGGCGCACACGGTGACGGTGTCCTACACTTGGTTCCCCAGCCCCGTCGAGGGACTGAAGGGGCTCAACACCAAGGGCTTGACCCTCAACAAGTGGTCCTTGCGACGGGGGCGCAACGCGACCACCACGGTGCTGGAACCATCCTCGGGCCTGTACGGGGGGCTCCCTTCGACGCGCTTCCAGATGGGCGTGGCTCTCGGGAGGTTCCCCCGACGACTGCCTTCGCTCCAGATCGCCCATCGGTTCATCGGGTTTGAGAAGGGCTACACGGCGAGCCTCAACTCCCCGACCACGATGCTGCTCAACCAAGCGCCGGGGAGGGTGTCCGTCCCGTATGCCGTGGCCGACGTGTCGCCCCAGAGCTTCCGCTTTGAGGGCGAGGTTTTCCCGACATTCCCTTGGGCGGATGTCGGCACCCCGCAGGGCTTCGTCTCGGACGACGGCTACTACACCCTCGTGGACAACAGCCCGACGACGGTGGCGTACTGGAAGAGAGACTTCCCGCTGCCGACCAGCACGAACGTGTCTATCGCGGCGCGCATCCAAGTCAACAAGGCCAATCCAGACGGGGTGTTCACGGGGGTTGGCTTCGGGTTCCACAACAACCAACGGTTGTTCTTCGTGGGCGCACTGGAGGTGCCGAACCCGCTGACGGGTGATGTGCTCCGTCACGTCGGGATTCTCCTTCGACCGGGGGAGATCTCCAGCGTGGGCTCTTGGAAGGTGGGGCCGTCCGCAGAGGGACGGGTCCAGCGACCGGAGTTTGGCGCGACACAAGGGGTGGTGACCGTCCCGACGACCAGCCT